GTGCCGGGCAACACTTGTAGTATTTTTTGTTCTTCAAACTGACGTTGATTGTTTTCATTGAGATTTTGATAGGACATTGGTTTGAAATATATTTCAAGATCGCCTTCGGTCACAGGTTTTGAATAGTCAGGTGCTCGCATATTTTCCAGCATGTTGCGTAGATCAATACCGTAGTCTGCTTCATTTTTGCAGTGTGGACAAGTGGTGGAAATTTCCATAGTAGTTCCGTAACTGGCCATGCGTATTGCAACCAAAATAGTGTCAACATCCGTGGCAGGCATGCCCCAGGGATCCTTGATCGCAGGAACACAACTTTTGATAACATTCACCACAGCGTTGCCGTTGAACAAGGCATCGGGAGTCTTGTATGCAATTTCATCAATGGCTGTCATTGGATAAACTGGCAGCTCTTGGTTGGCTGGCATCACAATTGCGCCATCTGCATAGTATTTTCCTCCGCTGGGCAATTTAACATACACAGCCGGCTGTCTAAAATATTGTGTTAATGGGTTATTTGACATGATTTTTTCCTAGGTAAATATAGTTATGGCAACTATGTACACCCCTGAAGAAAAAGCAGAAATCGAAGCACGAGCGGCAGACGAAATAAAACGTCTTGGCGCTGTCAGCAATGAAACCAAAATGGCCATGATGGACATGTCTGTTGGTATCAAAGGGTTCACTGCCAGTCTAACCAAAGGATTCGGGCAACTGGGGTCTTCTGCGTTAGGTTTGACCAAGCAACTGGCCGGTGGCGAAACTGGCTTATCTGTATTCAATGATTCAATTGGTGGCGTAACAAATATGTTAGGCGATCTAGCAGGGTTAATTCCTTATGTGGGCGGCGCACTTAAAACAATGATCAAAGGCGCAGGCGAGTATACACAGGCAGTAAACAAGCAAGCAGATTTACTGAACAAAAATTATCAAGAAATGTCCAAACTTGGTGCCACAGCATCCGATGGCGTTCAAGGGGTTTATGACAATCTAAAACGCATGAACTACGGCACCGACGAACTAGAAAAGTTTGTGAGTATTGTTAGAGAAAACTCAACAACGTTGGCGCATTTCAGTGGCACAGTGAGTCAAGGACTTGGAGAAATGGCTGCAGTGTCGCAGTCCTTAAAAACCAGCGGCATGAGCCGAGAGTTTGAACTCATGGGCATAAGTGTTGATGAAATGAACAAAGGCATTGCTGGTTTTTCAAAGATGCAAGCGTTGACAGGATCACGACAAAAACTATCCTCAGAACAGCAGGCCGAGGCAGCTGCCAAATATATTAAAGAAACAGACTTACTGGCAAAAATGACTGGCCAGAGTAGAGAAAAACAACAGGCGTTGGAAGAAAGCGCCATGGCAGAAGAACGCTTTGCTGGCTACAAGTCAGAATTGGCAGACCGAGCCAAACTGGGCGATGAAGCGGCAGCAGAGCAACTGAAGCAGGTTGAAAGATCACAAAAAATGCTGGCAGATGCTTCGCCCGAAACACGCAAGGGATTCTTAAACATTCTGTCGGGAACATTGGATACTCCTGAAGCACAGAAGTTGTTGTTAACCATGCCAGAGGCAGCAGCAGTAGCAGGTAAAAAGATGTTCAATGCCGGTGAATTGCAAGACGCAATGTTACGGGATCTAAAAGCTGGCCAAAAGAATGCCCAACAAATGGCAAAAATGGGCATCAACGATTCGAGCTATATCAAGTACACCGAGCAAATGAAGTTAACGGCGCAGTTCGAAGCCGGTACACTTGAAGAACGCGAAGCACTGGCTCTTAAAGAACAACAAATCACAGATCAAAATACCAAAGATATAGTTGATACCAACATTAAAAACCGTGCATCACGTGACAGTTTGCAAGATTTACTCAATGACGGGATTGGTCCAGTTTCTACTGCCATGAAGGGAGCAGCATCTGCTACCGAAAGTGTTATCACGGGCTTTGAAAAATTAGCACGACAAATGGGCGTTCCGATTAAACCACGTGATGCGGCACCAGCGGCAGCACCAGCGGCAGCACCAGCGGCGGCATCGGGTGCGGCAGCACCAACAGCAGCCAAGCCTGCGGCAGCATCGGGTGCGGCAGCCAAGCCTGCGGCGGCATCGGGTGCGGCAGCACCAACAGCAGCCAAATCAGCAGGGGCTAAACCATCGGCAGCATCGGGTGCGGCAGCAGGTACGTATGCTACAGCCGACGCCCAAAAAGCAATGCTGTCGGCAGCGGCAAAACCCAGTCCTCGACCACCAGAAGGATCCGGAGCATCAGAATCTGGCTCTGAAAAAGTTGATTTAACAAAAATATTAAAATTTACTGCTAGATCTGGCAGCCAACAAAATTTTGAAGGGCTAAACGAAACATTTAAAAATTCCGTTATCTCTGCGGCAACTGAATATAACAAATTAACCGGTGGTGTGTTGACAATTAACAGTGCCAAGCGAGATCCAGCAGACCAGCAAAGAATTTGGGATGAATCAGTAGCAGCCGGCAGAACGGGTGTAACTGCCAGTGGAATGCCTATTGGAAAACCGGGTCGAAGCCTGCACGAACGAGGTGAAGCAGTTGACATTCAAAATTACAACGATCCGATTGCAGTGACTGCACTTAACAAATATGGATTGACACAAAAAGTACCCAAAGATCCAGTGCATTTCCAGGCCGCAGATGGCGGTATAGTTCCTCCTTTGCCCGGCGGATCAACAGTGCTAGCAGGCGAAGCCGGGCAGTCTGAAGCAGTGGTTCCGTTGCCTGATGGCAAAACAATACCAGTACAAATGGTTGGCAATGAAGAACAAATGAGCATGATGTCTGCACAACTTGATAGATTAGACCAAATGGTACGCATAATGCAAACTCAAGTGGGTGTGTCAGAGCAATTATTGAAGTATGCACAGTGATCACGGTAAATATTGCTGTATGCAAAAGGAAAATGTAAATGGCTGAAACAGAAAATGGTCGTAAGCGCGGTTGGCTCAAGTATTTCAAAGTGGCCGCAGGTGACGCCAACGGCCAATTGAGTCCAATTTCTGGGCGTTATCAAGCAGGCATACCCGGCTACGATCGCCAAACCGGTTACACTGGCAACACCGGAACTGGAAATGATTTTGCATTTCGTAACTATGCCAGCAGACTGCCTGAAGTGTATTCTGGACACCCCAATCGTATTGAGCGTTATAATCAGTATGAAAACATGGATCTTGATTCGGAAGTCAATGCATGTTTGGACATCATTGCAGAGTTTAGCACACAGAACAATGATGATAACAACACACCGTTTGATATCACATTCAAAGACACTCCCACTGATCACGAAGTAGAAATTATTAAAAAACAACTGCAACAGTGGACCAAGCTGAACAAGTTGGATCAGCGCATGTTCAAACTGTTCCGTAACACCATCAAGTATGGCGATCAGGTGTTTGTGCGTGATCCAGAAACATTTGAAATGTACTGGGTTGACATGGTCAAGGTCAGCAGAGTCATTGTGAATGAGTCAGAAGGCAAGCGTCCTGAGCAGTACATTATTCGTGACATCAACCCCAACTTTCAAAACCTAAGCATTGCACAAAAAACCACCAGCGACTACTATGTGAGCCGATCAACAGGTAGTACAGGACAGACCAACTACTCAAGTCCCAGCGGCGGATCTGGTGGCGGTGCCGGCGGCACTGTGGGCAACAGTAGATTTGCCCAGGCCATGAACGAAACCTGTATTGATGCCAAGCACGTGGTGCATTTGAGTTTGAATGAAGGCTTGGACTACTTTTGGCCATTTGGACAAAGTATCCTGGAAAACATTTTCAAAGTTTACAAACAAAAAGAACTGCTGGAAGACTCTGTGCTGATCTATCGTGTGAGCCGTGCTCCAGAACGTAGAGTGTTTAAAATTGACGTGGGCAACATGCCCAGCCACATGGCCATGGCCTTTGTGGAACGTGTTAAAAACGAAATGCACCAGCGCAGAATTCCCACTGTAAATGGCGGCGGCGCAAACTTGATGGATGCCAGTTACAATCCATTGAGTATCAACGAAGATTACTTTTTCCCACAAACAGCAGACGGACGTGGTTCCAGTGTAGACACCCTACCTGGCGGCACAGGACTGGGCGAAATTGACGATTTAAAGTACTTTAACAACAAAATGGCCCGTGGTTTGCGTGTGCCATCAAGCTATTTGCCCACTGGTCCCGACGACTCAGACCGTGCAATGAACGACGGAAAAGTAGGCACAGCACTGATACAAGAGTATAGATTCAACCAGTACTGTGAACGTCTGCAACGTTTAATCATGCAGAAACTGGATGATGAATTCAAGATGTTCATGAAATGGCGTGGTTTCAACATCGACAACAGCATTTTTGATATTGTGCTAGGTCCACCACAGAACTTTGCCAGTTACCGTCAAGCAGAAATGGACACCAGCAGAGTTGGCACATTCAGCACACTGGAACAATTGCCCTATATGAGCAAGCGTTTTTTAATGGAACGTTACCTGGGATTGAGTCAAGAAGAGATTGTAGAGAACGAAAAGCTCTGGCGTGAAGAACGCGATCAGCCTGAGTTAAGCACCACACAAGGACAAGATCTGCGTAGTATTGGTATTACTCCAGCAGGTATGGAAGCAGATATCAACACCGGTGAAGAACTGGCCGCTATGCCACCTGCTGGTGCACCCGATGCAGGTGCCTTGCCAGGTGCACCAGCAGGTGCTGGAACAGCACCCACAGCAGTTCCACCACCACCAACATCATAAATACTTGTATGATTTTAAACGAACTTTACCAGCGTGAACCCGAAGGCTACCAAGATGTTGCTCAAGACAATAGCCAGCCTCAAAAGAATCAACTGCGTAAAACTCGTTTGACACTACGACAGTTGAGCAAGCTACGTCAGATGAACGATGTACGAACTTACGAATACAAAGAGAAACTCAAAGATATTCGCAAGCAGTATGCTCCTCCGGCCGCCCCTCCAGGCCTTTGACCATGTCATAAATTAGTCAAAACTACCAGTTTTGACGTCTAAATATGCTCAGTTTACTGCTTTTGTGTAAGTAGTAAACATGAGCCATAACCTTTTGGAGGAAACAATATGACATCAAAATTTGAACAGTTAATTGAATTCGTAATTAACGATGAAGAAGCAAAAGCTAAAGAACTTTTTCATGATATCGTTGTTGAGAAATCACGCGAAATCTACGAAAGTTTAATGGAAGAAGAAGAACTAGCCACTGAAGAAGTTGACGAAAGTATTGAAGACGATGATCAGTTCCTCGGCGACGCTGCTGACAATTTGATCGACGACGTAGAAACTGAAGAAAAAGGCATCAGTGAAGAAGACGACATGGATGCTGAGTTTGACGACGGCGCAGAAGAAGCCGGCGATGATCTAACAAAAGACATGGAAGGTGACCGTGACGCAGGTGAAGGCGATATTGAAGATCGCGTGGTTGACCTAGAAGACAAGCTGGACGAACTGATGGCTGAATTTGAAGCCATGATGGGCGGCGAAGGCGGTGAAGAACAAGAATTTGACATGGATGCAGGCGGCGACGCCATTGAAATGGATGACACATCTGAAATTATGCCTGAAATGGGCATGATGGAAGCTGTAAGTTTGACCAAAGTAGCTCCTGCTAAAATGGGCGACGACGGTGCCAACACCAAAAGTGTAGTGCCACAGAACTCAGGCGCAAAAGGTATGCAAGGTTCTCCAGTTCGAATGACTGGTGACACTGCACAAGGCCGTCCTGCTCCGTCTGTAAAAGACATGGGCATGACAACAAGTCCTAAGCAAGGTGCCGCACCCAAGCCAGTGACCACACAGGCCGCAGGCGTAAACACTAAATCTCCAGTATAAGAGATTATGGCTCGTTACTTACAAGAACACTTGACATTCTCACAAGCGCAGGTAAAACTGCTGAGTGAGGATGCTCCTGATGGTTCTGGTAAAACTCTTTACATGGAAGGCATTTGCATTGAAGGCAACAAAGAGAATGCAAACGGACGAACCTACCCGGCTCACGAGATCCGCAAAGCAGTCAACACCATCAACGATCAGATTCTTGGTGGAAATTCAGTGCTGGGAGAAGTAGATCATCCAGATGATCTTAAAATTAACTTAGACCGTGTGAGTCACATGATTGATAAAATGTGGTGCGACGGTGCAATAGGTTATGGAAAATTGAAGATATTACCAACGCCAATGGGTCAACTGGTTAAAACCATGTTGGACAGCGGTGTTAGATTAGGTGTTTCAAGTCGTGGGTCAGGAAACGTCGACGACAGAACAGGACATGTCAGTGATTTTGAAATCGTCACTGTAGATGTAGTTGCACAACCCAGTGCTCCAAATGCATATCCCACAGCAATCTATGAAGGCCTCATGAACATGAAGTACGGTCATAGATTATTGGAAGTGGCACGCGAAGCCGGCGCGGACAACAAGGTACAAAGATATTTGAAAAGTGAAGTAGTAAAACTGATCAAAGATCTTAAAATTAGGGAGGAATAAGCATGTTAGATGCTATTAAACCGTTACTAGATAGCGACTTGATCACCGAGGAAACTCGCCAGGAGATCAACGAAGCTTGGGAAGCCAAGCTAGTTGAAGCTCGTGAACAGGCTCGTGCAGAACTCCGCGAAGAGTTTGCACAACGCTATGAACATGACAAAACAGTGATGGTGGAAGCCCTGGATCGTATGGTAACAGATGGTCTCACTGCAGAGATTCAAGCCGTTGCTGCCGAAAAAGCACAATTGGTAGAAGATCGCGTTCGTTTCCAAAGCAAGATGAATGAAAGTGCCACAAAGTTCAACAACTTTATGGTCACTAAACTTGCTGAAGAAATTAGCGAACTGCGCAGAGATCGTAAGCAACACAATGAAGGACTAGAAAAACTAGAAGGTTTCATTGTGCATGCATTGGCTCGCGAAATTCAAGAATTCGCCACAGACAAACGTGATGTTGTAGAAACAAAAGTTCGTCTGGTACGTGAAGCACGTGGCCAATTGGAAGCATTGAAAGCACGATTTGTAACAGAATCTGCACAGAAAATGAGCCAATCTGTTAGCCGTCATCTAAAGGCTGAACTCAGTCAATTACAAGAAGATATCCGAGTTGCTCGTGAGAACAATTTTGGTCGTCGTATCTTTGAAGCATACGCAAGTGAATTTGGTGCTACCCATCTCAACGAGAAGGCAGAAGTACGTAAGTTGCACGATACCATTGCAAACAAAGATGCAAAATTGTCTGAAGCCATCCGACTTATTAGGAATGCAAAAGTTCTTAATGAGTCAAAAGAGCGTGAAATACGAATGATCAAAGAGACCAACCAACGTGCAAACGTTATGGACGAATTGCTGGCTCCTCTTAACCAAGAGAAGCAAGAAGTCATGCGTAATTTACTCGAAAGCGTCCAAACAGCACGTTTGAAAAACGCATTTGAAAAGTATCTACCGGCTGTTCTAACCGACCGCTCTGTAAAAGCCTCTAAAGTGATTACAGAATCCGTGTCAGCAGTCACCGGCGATAAATCTGCCCGTAGCCAATTTGAAGACGACAGTGCTGAATCTAGCAATGTTATCGACATTAAGCGTTTGGCAGGGTTAAATTAATTAAAAAGGAGACATTAAATGTCACAACAATTATTAGAAGGTCGCTGGGACGAGACCAAGGAAGCACTACTTGAAGGTCTAAACGGCTCCAAGCGTACCAGTATGAACGTTATTCTTGAGAATACACGCAAGTACTTGAAAGAAAACGCAAGTGCTGGTTCTACAGCATCTGGCAACATCGCTACATTAAACCGTGTGATTCTACCAGTTATCCGTCGTGTAATGCCAACAGTTATTGCTAACGAGTTGGTAGGCGTTCAGCCAATGACAGGCCCAGTTGGTCAAATTCACACTTTGCGTGTGCGTTATGCCAACAGCTTGACAGACAACTCAGCAGCCGCTACTAGTGTTACAGCTGGTCAAGAAGCATTGAGTCCATTCACTATTGCCACTGCATACTCTACAGTTGGCAAAGATACAACATCAACATCAACTTACACAGGCGCTAACACAGCAACGCTTGAAGGTAACGGCGGTAAGCAAATTTCCGTTCAAATCTTGAAGCAAGCAGTTGAAGCCAAGACACGTAAGTTGCAAGCACGTTGGACATTTGAATCTGCACAAGACGCACAGGCCATGCACGGTATTGACGTTGAAGCAGAAATCATGGCAGCTCTTGCACAAGAGATCACTGCTGAGATTGACCAAGAGATTCTCTTGAGTTTGAGCACCCTGGCTGCTGTTGAGTACACATACAACCAAGCTACCGTTTCCGGTACTGCTACGTTTGTGGGTGACGAACACGCTGCTTTGGCAGTGTTGATCAACCGTACAGCTAACTTGATCGCCCAACGTACACGTCGTGGCGCAGGTAACTGGGCTGTTGTTTCACCAGCCAGTTTGACAGTGTTGCAATCAGCAACTACTTCAGCGTTTGCTCGCACAACAGAAGGCACATTCGAAGCTCCTACAAACACCAAGTTTGTTGGTACATTGAACGGTGCTATGCGTGTGTTTGTTAACTCATACGCTAGCGACACTGCTAACGTATTGGTTGGCTACAAAGGTACTAGTGAGGCAGATGCTGCCGCATTCTATTGCCCTTACATTCCGTTAATGAGTAGTGGTGTGGTTCTTGACCCATCAACATTCGAACCAGTCGTGTCATTTATGACTCGCTACGGATTCGTAGAACTCACGAATACTGCAAGTTCGTTTGGTAACGCCGCTGACTATGTTGGCGAGATTGCTGTTCAAAACTTGTCATTCTCCTAATCAGAGAATCCGCCCAGGGATGGGAAGGAAAAAAGCACTCTTCGGAGTGCTTTTTTATTAGCGGCATAAATAATTTAAAGGAATTGTTATGAGCACAGAAATTTACAGAAAATATTTAAACATCATCAACGAGAACAGCCAACCCCCGGTTCAACTGGATGAAGGTGTTATGGATATGTTAAAACCATATATTCAAAAAATAGCCAATGCGTTAATGTCAAAGTTAGACCCAGAAACTTTACAAGGGTTGAAACAAGCATACGATCAATCAGGTGGTAATAAAGATAAATTTATGGCTGCTATTGGAATCACACCGCAAGATTTAGCACCACTAGCTAAAAAAGGTAATGTACAAGAAGCTAACATGGATGATGGGTTTGCCAAACACATGTTTGGCACAGGTACTTCAATAAAAAGCAAAGTATTGACTGGTATATTTAATATAGTACCACTTGTAGGTGTTTTAGATGCACTTTTTGGCAACTATATTGGTTCCGCAATGAATAGTGCTACAGGTGGGTCTGCGTTATCATATATATTTTATATAGTAAGTGCTGCCTTAATTTGGGGCGTGGGCAATTATGATTTTGGTGATATGGATCATAAACAAGGTAGTCGTCCAACTGGATTCACCAGCGACGGATCGTAAATTTACCCCAGGGATGGGAAGGAAAAAAAGCACTCTTCGGAGTGCTTTTTTATTGGGTATAAATATTGGTATGATTAACCAAATAAAATATTCAGGCCTATTTCCTGAGCGGCATGCAAGTCCAGTGGGAACAACCTTGGGTTTACCACAACCCAAGCCCGCGGCTCCTGTTGTGCCTGTGCAACAGCAACCTGTTAAATCTTAAACAATTTCAAGTGTAACTTGATTCGTTCAACCACTGTGGCCCAGTCACCCATTACAGGTTGACGGAACAATCTTGCAGTGGCATACCAAGGTGTGTCGTCTCTGTTCAGCAACCAGCGCCAGCAAGGTGCATAGTTGTTCAGCATGATCCAAGTGGGCTTGCCCAATGCGGCAGCAAGATGTGCAGTGGCAGTGTCCACACTCACCACCACATCAAGATTTGCAACCAATGCGGCAGTGTCAGCAAACGAGTTCACACCACCTGGAAAACAGCGTACTCCTGCTGAAACTAGTTCTTTTTCTTCCTCAGCAGTGCAGTCAGTTTGTAAATTATACCATTCGTAAT